CTTAATGCTTCTCTTGGGTCAAAATCAACATAAGGACGATTATCCCAAAAATCAAAACCACCACCACCAATCGGACCAATAGGAATATTTGGTATATTCGGCATAGCAGGAATATTAGGTATCTGTGGAGGAATTATGGGAGGCTGAATCCAACTCATTTCCTGTCTAGGTTTATAGTAACTTCCCCTATCAAAAGGATCATATGTAGGCTGAGACATTGGATAAACTTGTGGCGTATAACCCCTAATTCCTAAAGGTTGAAAAGGCATAACCCCTCTATTCAATGAATTATATTGATCCATTAAACTAGGCATTGGCGCACGTTCAGGCATTCTTAATGGACTAGCATTAGTAAATCCACCTGCTTTTCCGGCTGGAGGAGTGCCAACATTAGGTATCCCTACATTGCCAAATCTACGACCACCTCTACCTCCGCCCATTCCCATTTGTCCTCCACCATACATATTGCCCATATTACCCATGTAATTACCACCATATTGAGGCATAGGGCTAAATTGGGATGGTTGAGGTGTTGAGCCTTTTCCTCCTTTTGGCATTATCTAACTGGCTCCATTAATTTTCTTCTTTGAGGCATTATTGAAGCAGGAGGCATATCGCCTGTAGGCATAGGCATTGTTCTAGGCATAGGCATATCGCCTGTAGGCATTCTATTTTCAGGAATTGAAGGTCTATCACCCAACATTCTACCAATAGGTATATATTCACTCATTCCAACTTGCCTTCCTAGTTCATTCATAAGATCACCCTTCATGCGTTGTTCAGCAGCCATAGCTTCTATTTGACCTTGCTTATCAGCCATTCCTCCCTTGTTTAAACGCTTTACAAGACCACCATAATTATAGCCAAGAGGACGCATATTATAACCTTCAGGTAAAACATCACCTTCAAGCATCATTTGTTCACTCTCAAAAGCTGAAGCTAATGGATCAACAGGACCAATCATCCTTCTTTGCTCTGTAGGCATATATGGTCCTTCGTACTGATATTCGCTTTCTTCTTCAGCTATTGCATCAGGAGTATCCCAAGGAACATACATTTCTCCAACTAAACCAGAACCTATACTTCCTGCTGTTTGTCCTATATTTTCAGGACTAAGAGCGCTTGTTACTCCGCTACCCATTCTTTGTAAGAAACTAGGATCAGCAACCGGAGGAGCAACATTAGGAACAACTGATAATGCATCAGTTACTCCACCACCCATAGGAGGTATAACACCACTGGTAGCTTCAGCAATATCAGCAGCAGTCGTTCCAACAGATTCACTAGCAGTTTTGCCTAAATCTTTAAACATTTCACTTCCGCCAATAAATTTATCCATTAAACCGCCAGTTATACCGCCCATAAGACCTGCTGTAATACCTTCTTTAAGACTTCCGCCTTCAGCTATTGTTCCAAGACCAGTACCCAAAGCGGATGCAGCCAATGCTGGCATTGCGCCTCCCATAAGAGCAGGAGCAGCCATAGAAAAAAGTAAAGGCAAAAATGCTTCTTTCTGTCCTGTATCTGGATTAGTGGTTAATTCGCCTGTAGGCGATAGAGAAGCAAGCATATCAACTTCTATAGGATTCATGTGTACCATCATGGTATCGCCATATCTTCCTTTAGAAGCTAAATGATTAGCTGCTGCTCTAAGTGGATTATTCTCATTCATTATGTGGTCTCTCTTTTTAATCGGTCTCTAATACACTAATAAATATATTAAATTTATCAGCGGTACTTGCAGTTAATTTTATTATATCAGCTTCATCTAGTACCAAGACTTCGCCATTAGTTAAAAAAGCCTTGCGAGTCTCAGCAGCAATAGATTCTTTATCCCATGTTACTGTAACACTTTCACTTGTGTCTGTCATCTGAACTGTGAGCGTCATAGCACTGCTACCATCTATATTATAAGCACTTAATGTCTTAACAATAGCAACTTTATCATTTGGAACTGTATAAACACTTGTAGCAGATGTGCTTGAAAGGCTTGTCATTACGTTTTTATAGGTATTTGCCATTATGATATATACCAATCAAAAGTCTGCTGAATTGATCTAATTTCAGTTGGGGATTGAATTTGATTAAATTTTAAGCGCAACTGATTGATTAATCTAAAAAAATAACTTTGATCATATTCTGTTTTAGGCAATTCTAAAGGCTCTTTAACATTAAAATTATCGCTCATCTTCTACCATCCTGACGTATATCAAATCTAGTATCACCTAAACGCCAAAGATTATCAGAGTCTGTGCTTTCAACTCTAACTCTCATTTGCCTTGCTCTTGCCCTAATATTAGAAACGCCTGTACTAGAACCAACTGAAGCTGTAGTTGCTGTTGTTAATGTACCAAGCGGATAATTTCTTGTTTTAATTGAATAAGTTACTGCTGGATCATCAGATGTACCATAAAAATAAACATCCGGTATTAATCTGCTAATAAACATAAATTGATTGCCATCGCCTGCATCAAAATCTGCGCTTTCTATATAAGCAGTTAAAGCACTTCCATCAGCATTAGAGCCTGTTTCTTGATCGTATAAATAATTATCTGTACCTGCAGCCAAAGGCGCAATAGTAGATGAACCAATATCAATCCAAGCTGTTCTATCCATAGTTCCTATATGCCATACTTTATCTAAATAATTATATGTAACATAACGATCTATCTCATTAGAAGAAGAAGAACAATAAAACCAAGTAACTTCGTTGAATTTAGCATTCCTTGTAGCAAATACTTTATATACTTGACTATAGTTAAAATCATCAAATACGTAAGCCCTAACAGTACAAGGTAATGTTTGTATGCTTCCTTCATAGACATAGAAATTATCTTGATCCATAAAATATACAGAATTATTAGCATTAATTGATGCTTGTGGAGAAACCATACTTACTGATTCAGTAATTAGATTAATACTAAAAGTAAAAGGCGGTCCTATAAACTGCATACTATATAAAGCATTATCAGTAAATATAACTATTTCTTCTCTAGTTCTACTAGCGCCAATTATTTTAGAGCCAGCAGATAATCTTAAGCTTCCTGCAGTATTTGTAGTTTTTGGTGTCCATACTGCAGCATCTTCTTGATTACACCACCTAACTAACATAGGGTCTTGAGTAGAAGTACCTATAGTATTTGCTCCTAAAGCTATAATATGTCTATCTGTTTCTGAAACAATAACTTGACTTGCTATTGTAGGAACATCTGCAGCACCTGATAAAGCTGAAAAATTAACAGCCCTATTTGAAACGCCACTACTTTTATCCCAATAAAATAAACCACCACCCCTAGGATTAGCAATCATATCTTCGCCAAAATTATCAATAGTCCAAAGCCTTAATTGAGAAGAAAAACCGGATGTACCACCTCCCCAATCACTTTCACCCCAATATCCAGAACCAAAACCAAAACCAGAAACATAGCTATCTAATCCTGTATTTAACTGATATGCACCAACAACGCTACTTCCGCCATTTCCAGAATCACTGCTATTGGCAGTTACTTCATCGCCATCAGTATCTTTAGCCTCAATAGTATAACTATTAGCATTAACAATACTTGCAATTTGATATTCTTGATTAAGAACAGCAGCAGTAATAAGACCCCCTAAAGTAGCTGCACCACTAAAGGTAACAAAATCATTAACTACTGCTCCATGACTAGAATCTGTAACAGTAATAGTGGCATCGCCATTAGTAGCAGAAAATGTTACATCACCAGCAGATGTTGTAGATCGTATTGGAGTAATATCATAAAAAGCAGAGCCTTGCTTTATATATAATTTTAAGTTAGTTCCTAGACCAATAAACTTATCGCCATTTAAAGCAACCCATTGATGTAATCTTCTACAAGTACCTAAAAACGTACTTAAAACATTTTTTGCCCAGCCACCTATCTTTTCTGGTCTGCCTGCTCTAAATCTAATTTTATCGCAATCAAACCAACCGCCTTCATTACTATATGAAGTTCCTTCTTTATTAATTCCCGGCTGAAAAGTATATCTTGATAGAGGCATTTCAACCTCCAAATATTATTCCTGCCATGCCCATCACTAAAGTAACAAGCGTAGCCAAAATAAAATGCTCAAGTCGCTTAACTCGATGTATTACTTCAAGCCATCGTTCAGCACAAACTGCTTCATGGCTTTCTATTTTAGTATGAACATTAGCTATACGACTTTGCATATCCATTTCTAAGTCTGCAATTTTGCTCATGCAGCCTCCTCAACCTCCCAACAATTAAGGTTGGAAGCCACAGTTCGTCTTTCGCCTTCGCCTTTAAATGGATAAACCATATGGGAAAGCCAAGACGGAAATATGTATAGTTTGCCAACTTCGGGCTTTACTTCAAAACTTTGTGGCGGTCTAAGCCGTTCCACGTTCATTATCTCGTTGCGACCATAGTTAAAGCACAAGTAGCCATCACAAACCCCAGACGCATTGTATTTACTATACAAGGAATCACCAGCAGTCGGTTGATCGAGTATCTGTTGTGGCACTTTTGTCCAAGCCGTTGTTGATATACCCATGATTGTTTTAGTGCCGTGATCGTGTATTGGGTTGTAATCACCTTCAAAA